CCATTGATTGCGGCAAATTGCTTTCAAGTTTATACCATATGGAATTGGAGCTTGTTAGTCATGATGCCGCTTGGTCTCTTGGTTATCGTAGTAAATGCAATTTATCGCTGTGACTATATCGCAATGATCATAGCGGTTATTATTATATTGGTTGGATATTTCTTAGCTAAAAACTTTACTGCTGGGTAATGCAGGGATCTTCTTTTTTTTATCGAAGAATACTGGATAAATATGATGGAAGGAAATGGTGTAGTTATGTAGCATTGCACAAATATAATAAAAAAAGAAATGGATTTAATTTGTAATTTATTTATGGCATTAGGTTGTATAGTGATTTCAAATGACCGTAAAGGAGTGGATGGTATGGGAGATCCTTCTGAAAAATATTTATCTGCAAAAGTGTTATTGGCTGCTATGCAAGACATATATCAATACGAATTGTCTAGTAATGAACAGATGAAAAATCGTGCGGGAATATTTATTGCCTTTTCTGGTGTCATTTTGGCTATGATTGCTGGTAACATAAAAGAAATAATGAAATTTGATTTGGGCTATGAAAATAAAGCCTTTTTACTGTTATCAGGTGTAGCATTAATAATTCTTTTCATAGCAATTGTTAACTTTATATTAGTAATAGGTACTCGGAAATATCCAAGATTGGGGTCGGACCTTTTTTTTGATAAAAACCTATCCAAAAATATCTTATATCCAGAAAATCAATCAATGTATTTATTGATTAGTATTTATAATAAAATTTGTACTAGCTGTGTTAACATAAATAAAACAATTGCCACTTTTTTTCGGATAGGAACTTGGCTTACACTTATATCATTAATGTTTTTTTTAATTGCAATTGCAGTTGTTTTAGTACCTAAAATAATTAATGGAGGTGGTTTGACATGAGTAAACTAATACATTTTTCAATAAAACAAGGTCAAAAAGCCAACATTCATGTCCACGAAAGGGGAGGAAATAAATTTATCGCTATTGAAATTGACGGGAAAATTACAGATTTTGCTCAAATACATATTCCTGATAATTATGAAGCAGCAGGTGAAGTTATTTTTGATGATCCTAGTCGTTCGATGAGATTGGATAGGTATTCTGAAGAGCCATTTTTCGGGACAGATATAGAGTTTTCAAATCGCATGGAAGTTCCGGAATTTCATGGAATAAATATAGAGTTTTCAGCTCGTAGGGCAATTCCGGAATTAAATCGTCCTGAAAAATTGTATACAGTTAAAAAACATGTGAATCTCCTTCCTCTGAAAGAAAAGAAATTTAAGCTTGGTTTAACTCATGATATTAAATTAAAGAATACATTAAGTAAGACAACCGGATTAGGAAAAATAAAATAGTGAAATGATGAAGGGCATCGGTTTGACTGATGGATTTGCATTCGAAAACCGCTTAGAGACGATTCTAGGCGGTTCTTTTTATGCAGAAAGGAATGAGAATTGATGAAAAGCCTATGGACAAAAATAAAAAAGCTATTAACTGCATTAAACATGAATGGATATATGCTTATGGTAAACCGTGAAATGGTCTATAGCGAAAAAATAGATAGAATGTGTACTGTTATAAAGCTCAATCAGCTCATTCCGATTGACGAATACTACAAGCTACATCCGGAAAAGAAACGACGTAAGACTGATAACAGGAAATATATCAAAGAAACGATCGAATCCAGTTTTAAAGAAATTGATATTCTTAAGGAGCTTATTAAATGCTGGAACAAATTCAAGGGCGGTGATGGATGATGGCGAAAGCAAAGAAAAAGCCGCAAACAAGGAAGGTAAGGAAGCCAACAAAGCAACAAATGATATTTGCTGACAAATATATTGAGCTTGGGACGATTGAAAAGGCGGCTATTGCAGCTGGATATAGCGAAAAGTATGCAAATCGTGGTGCTTATAAGCTCTTGGATATTGTTGGTATCAAACAATATATAGCTACAAGGATGGAAGAAATCCAGAAGCCGACCATTGCCAAAGCCGAAGAAGTCCTTGAATTCCTTACATCTGTTATGCGTGGTGAAATACCGGATCAGTTCGGGCTTGATGCTCCGCTTTCCGAACGAAGGAATGCCGCGGTTGATCTTGGCAAACGATATGCACTGTTTACGGATAAAAAAGAGTTCAGCGGTGCAGTTCCGGTGGTGTTAGTCGATGATGTCACAGAGTAGAGCACCCCAAAAGGTATCCTTGCAATACATAATCGGTAAAGGATATGCCGACTTTTGGAATTTCAAAGGTCGCTATCGGGTTTGCAAAGGCAGCCGTGCCAGTAAAAAATCAACTACGGCAGCACTAAATATCGTTAAACGCACAATGCAATACCCTTTGGCAAATACGCTTGTCATCCGCAAAACAGCGAGCACCTTAAAAGATTCTTGCTGGACTCAGCTAAAATGGGCGATTAACAAGCTACAGGTAGGGCAATTTTGGAAAGCCCGTCAGAACCCGCTGGAACTGGAATACCTGCCGACTGGCCAGAAAATATTATTTCGTGGCTTGGACGATCCTTTAAAAATCACATCCATTACGGTAGATGTTGGTACCCTGTGTTGGGGCTGGATTGAGGAAGCTTATGAAATCAACGATGAAGAAGACTTCAACCGCCTGGATGAATCCCTTCGTGGCGAGTTGCCGGAAGGATATTTTATCCAATGGACCATCACGCTTAACCCTTGGGATAGAAATCATTGGATTAAGGCAAGGTTCTTCGACCGGCCCAATGCAAATGTACTGGCAAAGTCCACAAATTACCTTTGCAATGAATTCCTTTCTGCTACTGACTTGGCAATGTTCGAGGACATGAAAAAGAATGATCCCGAACGATACAAGGTCGCAGGACTTGGTGAATGGGGCATTGCAGAGGGGCAGTTCTTCGATTGCTGGCGTAGCGATTCCCATGTTGTTAGGCCATTTGCTATCCCTGATGGCTGGATGCGATTCCGCTCAATGGACTGGGGCAGCTACCACCCATATTGTGTACAGTGGTTTGCTATTGATTAAGGAAGTAGCTTCTCAATATCAAAGTGGGCAGTATGATGTGAATGCCAATAATATCAGTAAGTTCTTTGATAATATTGAGCATATAACGGCCCCAAACTATGAAGTAAAATCTTTGCAAGAAGCTCCTTCAACTGATAAAGAAAGCAATTTTGATACAGGTACCCATAAAAATACGAAAACTGGTGAAGAACAGGCTAAGGCCACGTTTAAGGACCGTGTAAGCAAAGATTCTTATAAAGTAATTAACTCTGTTGCAAAACATAATGGCGGCTATTATTCGCGGTTTGCTAAAGCCTTTCTTTTCAATGATGAATCCAGCCGTGACGCTTTCGTTAAAGAAGCAAATGCTCTCATGGCCATCAATGTAAAAGCTTCTTCTCTTAATTTTGCAGAGCGCCTGCGGTCAAATATCGAGCTTATGCCGGATAATGAACTGCCGAGCAGAGAGCAGGCATTACAGGCCTTCGGTAAGACACTTGGTATTGATACCGTATTCTTCAAAGGGAATAAGGTGCTTAATGGTTTTTACCATAATGGAGTAAGCTTTATTAATACGCAATCTAAGGTTCCAAATAGCTGGATATTCTGGCATGAAGCGTTTCATTGGATGGGCAAAAACAATGTATCTCTATTCAATGATATGGTTGATTATTTGGAATCCAAGGAAGGTTTTTCTGATGCCCAGCTAAATGAGTACCGCGATTCAATCGGTCGACCAGAAATGACGAATATCGAAACCATAGAAGAAATGATGGCAGACTATATGCCAGATGTGCGCCGCAGAGTATCTTTGTTCCAAAATCTTGGCAAAGATAATAAATCCTTAGCTACGCGTTTTGTAGCATGGGTTCATGATCTTATGGACCGTTTTACAGAGTTTATGAATACTCCGGCCGCTGGTCTTACGAATACGCAAAAACAGTCCATGCGTGAGGCATTCGAAAAGCTTGCTTGTAGTATGGTGGATGAAAACGGAAACCGTATTTTCAAGGTAATGAGAAAAAGTAGGGAAATTCGCCTGCTCTCCGGAGAACCATTGGTTAATGAAAAATATTCCATTAATAATTCCGGATATGATTTGGGCGCAGAAAAGCTTAATGACGATATTCAGAAGTGGGAAAAGCTTTGTGATTTATATGATGCATCTGATAAAACAAAATGGAAGTCGAAGAAAAATGGTAAACTTTTTGATTTTATGGATATGCCGCTTGTCTTAGAACTTGTTGGCGCAAAAAACATGAAGCTGCAGGTATATGGAAGCTTTTTTGAACACGCTATTCGCTCAAAACATCCAGGCATGGACAGTGCTGTTCTAAAAAAATTACCAGCATCTATGGCGGATCCCATAATAATTTTAAAAACAGCAGATCCTAAAAAATTTATTTTCGCTTTAACAATAAAAGATAATAATGGGGCTACCGTTATTGTTCCTGTAGAATTGGAAAAGGTTGATCCTTACCACGGAGTAATTAGTGTTCTAAATACCGCCTATGGAAAAGATACGCCGGGCATGAGATGGTTTACAAACAAGATTAATAATGGTGACTTAGTTTATCTGAACAAAGAAAAAAGCACCTCATGGTACAGTCCATCAGGAGCGAATTCTCCTGTGGGTACTGCACTAAGAAGTGCTTTGTCTAGTTCTAGTATAAAAACAGAAGACGATCTTGTCAAGGAAAAAGCTTTAAATCCTGAAAGATATTCTATTGCAAAAAAAGACAAATCATTTATTGATGCGCCATTCAAAAAACTTTTATTGAGGTTTCGACAAACACATTCATCACAGATACAAGTTGAGTTGGCACCGCATAATAACAACAAAATAGGTTCTATCGATAAAGTCTTGTCTTCTCCTTCTAATATTGCGCAGCGCGTGAAAGCTTTCAAGATGTTCTATGAGTACGCCACGCGAGGGATGCAGAAGCTTACAAAGCTTCGTTCTGACTTTAACCGCAAATATAGTGCTGCAATGGATCTTGTTAAAGACAAAAACGATAAAGCAAATTTATATGAAATCATGCTGCAGGGCGATACCGAAGGAAAAGAGTGGACCAAGCAAGAGCTTATCGATGAAGGTACGAAGGAAAATGTCGCAGAAGCCTACGTGAGAGTACGCCATATTATGAATATGGCTTATCGGCTTCTTAATGATGCAAGACGCAGACCGCAGGATAAATCTGCTACACTTGATAAAGCACAGCTTGACGACTTAAAGAAAAACCGCTTTACCGAAGTTCTTAAAGCTACCGAAAAAGACTCTGGAAAGTATCTCGTTACGTATAAAGAATATGCTAATTGGAAAAAAACCTATGCTGTCAATGGTGATGAGCTTAAGCACATGAAAGCCGATGATGCAATACAGATTTTGAAAGAAACTAATGTGGGTGACAATGCATACGAAATCGAAGTGCGTGAGGGCATACCGGATTTGAATAAGTTGACAGGTTATGTACCTCATTTCTTTCATGAATTTTTTGTTATGCAGAAAGGAAAGGATGGAAGAACTGCTATCGTGGATAGTGGCCGGACAATGAAGGAAGCCGTCAATAAAGCAGAGTCCTACCTTAAAAACAATCCGGATGCACATCTTAGTGTACGGCCTAAACAGTTTGATTTCGCACAGGTAGGTCTAAATCAAAAGGATGATATGCGTTATGCTGTTACGATTGGCGATAATGAGTATAAGAGTGTCATGCATAGGATGGCTACGGAAAACGATATTTCTATGACCGAAGCAAGAGAAATGATGCAGGGAAAATTGAAATTAAAGAATCGTCATAGATTCTACGGTAATTT